ACGGGGCTTAGCAGCGATCAGCAGACCACGCTCATCCGTCCATGCAGCAATCTGAATAACTGCGTTTTCCAACGAAGTCTCATTCAGGTCAGCAGGGGTGGAAGGACGGTTGCTGTTAACACCACCAGAGATCAGGGGGTGCTGAGTCGAGAACAGGGGCACGCCATCACCGCCGTAATACTGGCTGGAGTTGGTAAAGCCATTGTTCAGGATTGCAGCAGCCTTAGTCTGCTTGGTGTAAGCCATCGAACGAGCGAGTGCTTTGGTGTAACGAGCGCTGAGTGAGTCATAGAGGTTGTCCTCAATTGCCTCTTCAGTGATCGAGAAACCGTAAGCAATGGTCTCGTGCGTATAGCGAGCCGTGAAAGCCTCTTGTGCGTTGTCATAAGCAATCGCAGCGCCTTCAGACTTAACTGGGGCAGCCGAGAAGCCAGACAATTTGGTTTCCTCTTCAAACGAACGCTCTGAGGTTTCAGTAGCATAAATCTCTTTATGCTCTTCACCGTAGCGTGCGTACTCAAGACCAAACAAAGCGTTCAGACCCGGGAGGAGTTCTTTTAGTAGTTGCGAACGTGAAATAGCCATTTAGAATCTCCTTATCAAGTCGAGCCGCTACCGGTTGCTTGATAGTACGAATGGATGCCAAAGTTAAATTTGACAATACAATCCGTGAAAGCATCACCGGGAGTTGAGAAAGTTGGAGCACCGTTAACCAGATCCACAATACGGACTGCAAACGTAGAAGTGTTAGCAATCGTACCGGACTCTAGCGTAACTTTGCTGTTGCCAGTGGTGGTAGAACCAGCCGAGAAGTTACCTAACTCAGCGTTGTTACCAATCTTGGCAGCAGTAACGGAACCATCGGCTTGGACTTGATACAACTGATCCGGATCATCAACAACTCTGACCAGAATGTTTGTGTACCCAGCACTTACCGCGTTAGCGGGTAGGAACTGTGCAAACTGTGTGTACTTCAGCGTAGGATCGGTGTAAGAAACACCAACACAAACACCTACAAGGCCCTCTTCCGAAGGAACGGGAGTGCTGGTAACGGCGGAAGGCTGTCCATCTAACAGTCTCACTAAGTCACCGAAGAAAATACCAGTCGCGCTGTTAGTAGTCATCGAAATATCACGGATAGAACCACCCGTGAATGATTGACCACCGATCAGGTTGATTGGTTTTAGCCCGTATGGGCTGGCAGTTGTTGCCATATCAATCTCCTAAAAATTATCGTCTATTGAAACTGACCTCAGATCTCTTCTCGGTAAAGAGAGGCATCCTCGAATCATTTTCCCTCATAAAGTTGTTATCAACAGAATTAATTTGCTGTTGAGTCAACCGCTCATAGTAGTCTTGACGACCTTCTAAGATTTCCGTAGGAATCTTACAAAGCATCAAACCGCCAATCTCGACATTTCCACTGGCCTTAGACGAATCATCGAGCGCCATTTCCATTTCAGGATGGTCTTCAACCTTTACAGGTTCATACCCTTCACGACGACTCATAGATACATTACGAGCATCGCTTTGGCCCATCATGGCTGTTCTTACCCACCGAAATGAGTAACCTGCTTGCGGAATTGGATCTGGCAACTGTTGCGGCGGAGTATAAGCACGGACACGAGATTCGCGTTCACGAGTTTCTAATTCACGGTCAATTCTTGACATTATCTATTCTCCTGCAAGGCAACTTGTTTCGCATAAACTTCTAAGGGGACACCTAAGCGTCGAGCAATCGCCACTTGAGACTTCGTGAGCGTAACTTTTTTACTTGGTGTCGAACGGGTCGCCGGTGAAACCACCGTTGTCTGTTGGCGTTTTTCCACTTTGGCTGGTTCTTTATCAGCAGCGAGATCTTCATCGCTATCTGACTCAAAACGGTCAGGGAAAACTTGCCGAAGCCGAGAATCAATCTTCTCGTAGTATTCGTCGCTCTGAGGACTTACCCCAGATTTAACTAATTTCTCATGTTGCGCATAAGCAATCGCAGTCATCTCTTCGTCTACTCCGAACCATGAATTATTGTTGTACCAATTCACGGCCTTTTCGTCTGGAGGTGGTGCAGCCTGCGCAGTTTGGGGATAACTTACACCTAGATTCTGATCTTGTAAAGCAGATTCCTTATTAATATCTTCTTCACGGTACTTAGGTTGGTACGCTTTCCAATTTTCCTGCTCTCTTGAAATGCGTGAAATCTCAGTAATGGCATCTGCGACTTTCTCAGAGTCTCCAGATTCTTGTGCCTCTTGTAGCAAACGCTTGGCTGCTTTTAGGTCAGACTCAGCCTTACCCTGCCCCTGTTCGACCAAAACTCGCTCACCTTTTGAAAGTTGAACTTTTAAAGTTTTGTTCTCGTCGAGGAGTTTCTTAGCGTATGCGAGTGCCTCGGCTTGTTCCCTTGCCGCCTTGTCCTTTGCACGGCGCTCGTCATGCCAAGCACGCTTAAGTTCATCCAGCCTTTTCTGGACTTTCCCATTGACCTCGTCGATCTCGTCAACCTCCTTGGGCGCCGTCTTCATTGGCTTGCGGCCTTTGTCCTCGGGCGGAGTGTCGTCAACGATCTCTATTTCAATGTCCGACTTTTTGCTGGTTTTAGTGGGGGCAACGACCGGGGCGGTAGCCTCATACCCGGGGTTCATTACCTCTTCTTGGGGTGCCTCTTTTGCCTGCGCCAGATCGTCATTGATCTGTTCAAGCGTAGTTACAAATTCTTCTTTCGCCATTTCTTTCTCCTAATTACGCACGGGTGTAACCGCGAGGATCGTCAACAACCGCCTCCACCATATCGTCATTAATCAGACGGAATTCTTGCCCGTTTACCTTAAACCGGGTGCCTGAGTAGTTACGCATAATGATGAAGTCGCCTTCTTCGCACCAAGGCCCGGTGGGAAACTTGTGCTCGTCCTTGAACGCCAAATCACCGAGTTTTAGTACAAACCCTAAGCAGGAGGCTAATTCTTCCTGCCGTTGAGTGGAATCCGCCAAAATAAGTCCTGATTCACCCAGTTGCTTCTCAATCTTTGGTAGGGTGATCAAAATCTTATAGCCCTTGGGGACGGGCATTTTTAACGGGTCTATCTCTGCCGCCGATCTCTCGGTAGCCTCTTTGTCAATCGCGCCTATAGACATCTATAGTTCCTCTTGTCGTTTCTTGGCAGCATCAATTAGGTCGATGACCTCGCGTTCTGCTATTGCGATGCCTTCGATAACGCCGACTCGATGCCGGTAGTCAGCGTAATCCTGCGCACCCCCCAGTGCTAAATCATCTGCCAAATTGTTGAGATGCTCCCTCAACTTCTTCTTGATCAGATACTCAAAACTCTCTTGCTGCTCTTTACTCATTTAATCTCCTAGGTGGTTGGTGGTTTCTTCGCTTGCTGCAAAGTTCTTGCTATCTCCACCCCCAACTTCACCCCATCAGCCTCGTTCTTGGACTTAATCTGCTCCTTGTCCCTAGCGACCTGCGCACCGATGCGGGCTCCATCCACCTCGGCTTGCGTCTGAATACGGAGTTTCTCAACCTCAATCTGGTCTGCCTTAGCGGCTGCATCGACCTGATCCTTAAGTTTCTTGCGCTCCAACTCACCAGCCTTAAGCGCCAACTCCTGCTGCTGGATCTGTGTGATCGGATCTTGTGCGGCGGCCTGAGCGGCTTGTGCGGCAACCTGTTGACGGCTCTGACCCAGTACAACCTCGGAAGCCCGAGCAGAAATGCGTGCCAACTCGACCTCGACATCCTCTGGAAGTTTCGTATCCGGCGGTGGCAGGGGCACGCCCATGACATCTTCGAGCCGTTGACGGTAGGCAAACGCCAAATGTTCTGCAATATGAGCCTGCATCGCCGCTTGCATGACCGGAGCCTGCGGGTTTTGACCCAGTAATTGACGCATCTGTGGGTCTTGCATCAGGTTCATATGGACGCGAATATGGGCCTCGTGATCCTGATAAATAAAGGCTTTTAGCGGTTTTAGGTTCAATGCCGCCATGTTTTCGCTTACTGGATCCTTCGGAATCGCATCCTCCGACATCGGAATGAGTTTTGCCACGTTCCGCAAGCCCAAAATCTCCAACATCTGCCTATGTAACTGCGCCATATCGTAGAGTTGTGGGGCTGTCTGGGCTAACTGAATAGCCGCTTGGTACTGGACAATCCTCTGGCTTGCTGTGGCTGCGTTTGGATCAGAGACAGGTACAACCTCGATGATGTCGTAGTCTGCGCGGCTCGCTGGGAGGTACGCATTGTCCGAATCTGGCGTGTACTCGTAGGTCTCAGGGGCAAATTCAGCGATTATTGACGCCAAAAGCCCAAACTCCATCTTCATTGAGGCATGTAGACGGGCCTGAACCGCGCTCATGACCTTCAAACTACGCTCCAAGAGCGCTAAAGTAGTCCCAACCGGTGTTTCTTTGTTGACATCCGTGATTTTTAACTCTGCAACCGCCGCCAGCCCCCGCCCTTGCTGCACGATGTTGTCCATGAGGGACATAAGTACCTGCGAAGGCTCTTTGTAGGGCAGAAAAGCGATGTTTTCGCTAATTTTTCCGCTTGCAACGTCTACGTCTCGGAACTCTCCCGGGGAGATTGGGGTGTCATCACCCTTAATACGCAGTCCACGAGTCTTTAAACCACCGGGGAGGTTAGCCAAAGTGCCCGCATCAACGAGTTGACGCAGTAAAGATGTGCTTGACTTGGCATGCCCACCGATTAAATGGATCAATCCGTACCCGTAGAAGCCAAATCCGGGGATATAAACGTAATGAACGAAGTGTAGACGCTTGGATTTAAGGTCTTTTTCCTCATCTGGGTTCCAATTACGCCGTACAGCCAACACTTCTTGGCTTGATTTCTCGATTGTGACCACATATGGAATGGCAATCCCATTCTCATCACGCATCGGATCGTCTTCAATGTCCAGATCCACATGCATCTCAAGGATCTGATACCGGTCGTCGTGAATAATATTAGCCTCTTCACCCTGAACCTTGATCTCGCTACGGTCTGTGTTTGACTCATTAGGCTCTGGCAACTCAACATCGCGGTAAAACCCAGCCACCTGCAACTTCTTGACCTCGTTTTTAGTCTTACGCATCACATGCGTGTAACGCTCACAGGTCTGTAGGTCGCTTGCGCCGTAGGGCACGATGAAGTCTTCTGCTGGAATAAACACAGACACCTGACGCTGGAAGGCCGGGTCGAAGTAGACCTTCTTAAATGCCGATCCAGCCAAGGCTAATGACCACAACATCCGCTCGTGCTCTGCCCGATACTCAGGCATCTTCACGGTCAGTTGGTAGTTCATGTCATCCTTGACACGCTCTGCCGCCTGCTCTTTGTCTCTTGTCAGTTTCCCTATGATCTGCGTGCGGACTGGGCCCGACGCCGGGAATGTCTCCATGATTGACTCTGCTTGAAAGCGGACAACCGCCTCCGAGAGAACCGGGTGAAACACGCCACACGCCCCCTCCCACGGCTCCATGCGTTCCTCAAGTGTCAGCCCCAGTAGATCTAAACCATCAAAATATGTTTTCTCCCACTCTTTGCGGGAGTCCTTGTCATTCTGGAAGTTCTCAAGCAGTTCTCCGGCTAGTTCAGCCAGCGTGCCCTCATCCAGATATTCAGCCAAGTTAGCCGTAAACTCGTCGATCCCCTCGCCTACATCGGCACCGGGCTCGATCTCAATCTCTATACCACCTGCCTCAATACTGACCTTTTCTGGGTCTTCGATCTCTATCTCGATGGCAGGTTCAGCGGTAAGTAGTTCGGGGTCAAGACCGAGAGGGGCTTGAGAAATTGCCTTGTCAATTGCCATTATTTATTCCTTTTCATGTCTGCCCTAGTAGTACGATCTACTGCGCCGCCTAAATTCTTGGGGTTCATCGTTGTAGTCGGATTCTAGGCGGATTAACCCACCTTGTCTAAAACGTAATAATGCTTGAGTCATTGAGTCCACTAAGTCATCGTGCTCCCCTTGTGGGAATGACGCGAACTCTTCTATCACTTCCTCAGCCCACCTAGTCTGTGGCGCCCATACCATACCACTAGCAAATAAGTCGGCTACAGCGTTGACCCTCGTTATCTTATCGTTACCACGTACCGGAGTATAGTCCTGAAGCGGTATTCCTATGGATCTAAGTTCCTGTAAGAGGGGAGTGCCAGCCGCCTTTGCTTCGATTATGCAGCAGTCTGGCTCGTATTCTTTATACAACTCCAACGCCTTGGCCTTCAATTCAGGAAACTCCATACGCTCTTTAAATGCGTCCAGAAGTATTATCTGGGGGTGCGGCTCATCTTCGGGGTGGAATATACCTAGGGTTATACATGCAGAAAAGTCGTTGCGTGTACCTTTATTAAATGCCGTATCCCAAGACTGAATAATATAATCGCACCGAGGGGGTTTATCGTGCTCCCACTCTTTCCACCACTCCCGTTTAATTAACGCACCTTCTGCACCGGTCGGCGCCTGCATATACTGCGCCATCCATTTATGAACGGGGAGTTCTTCTTTTAATGCAGTTAATTCTTCTAGGCTCCAAAACTGAGGCCATAGCGGGTTTCCTGACGGCAGGATCGCAGGTAGTTCTATCACCTCCCACTCCTCACCACCACGCTGCACGCTTGACTTCACGACCTGTGCAGTCAGATCTCGTTTACTCCATCGTGTCATCACCACCACAATAGATCCGCCCGGCTGTAGACGCTGCCGTGGGCCTGACGAGTACCACTCATGCACTTTGTCGTATATCTCTGGGTTTACTTCAGCAAGGATCGCTTCTTGCTCTGAATGTGGGTCGTCAATAATTAAGAGGTCTGCGCCTTTACCTGTGACCGCACCACCCACACCAATAGCAAAGTAAGTGCCTCCGTGGGAAGTGTTCCATCGTCCAGCAGCCTTGCTGTCTGACTGTAGTGCGACGTTGGGGAATATGTTCTTGTAGGCTTCACTGTCAACGAGATTTCGCACTTTACGTCCGAAGTCTGTGGCGAGTTCTGCTGTGTGGCTGGTTTGAATAACTTTCTTGGTTGGGAACTTTCCCAGAAACCACGCTGGTAGCAGGTAAGAGGCGAACTCTGACTTCGTGTGACGGGGAGGCATGTTAATGATGAGGCGCTTGAGTTCTCCCCTTGCCACCCGCTCAAATGCCTCCGCCATAATTTCGTGGTGTCGCCCATGTATGAAGTTCTCCCACATTGAACCTACAAACTCTAAAAACTTATCTTGCGCTTTTTCTTTTTGTTTTCTCTTTTTCAACTCTTCTGTGAGTTGCAGGACTACCGCCTGCTTTTCTTTCGGCAGGCGAGGGATTATATTTTTTAGGGTTTGGGGGTCGAGTTCTGCGAGGGTCATTGCAGGTCTTGGGTTTCTTCTGTATGGACTTCTTCTACATCCTCCACATCTTCTACTTCTTCACCCTTACCTTTACCCTCTATCAACGCCCGCATCTCATCAACTTCTTCTTTTATTTCTTTGGCGTCTACATCAATATAATCCTTTAATACCCCCATTAACTCATTTTCTAAATCTTCGGTGGTCTTGTGGGTTATAGTTATTTCTGTTCTTTCAGCAAATAATCCGACATCAGCAATCTTGCCGATCATCTCGACCGCCTTTAATCTCACCTTGGGATCTGGGTCGTCAATGAGTTCTATTAGTTTATTTGTGGCGACAGTACGCAGTTGGGCAGAAGATTTGGCAATCTCCATGTCGTACTCTTCTAATATCGCCCCCAGTTTAATTGCCGTGCCGGGTTTAAATATCTGGGAAGTAGGAGGTTTGGGTATTTCTCCTGTAAAGATCTTCTCAGCAAAGAGTTCATCTTCCTCGTCCATCTCCACTGCCATACCGAGCCCATTGAGTTTTAACGCGGTGGCGCAAGCCACCCTAGCCTTCTCGTAGGTGCTCTGGTAGGTATGACTCTCAGGGGGAATGTCCACCCCATTGTCGATCTGTAGTTCTACAGACATCAACAAAACGCTCCTAAAGAAACAAGGATAAAAAACAATATGGGGGGAGGATATAGCGGGTGGTAAATAAACACAAGGGGGTAGGTTCAAATTATAGGGGGGTGGGGTAGGGGAGGTAAAAAATAAGAAGGGGGTGGGGTATGTGGAAAGTTCTTTTGGTGTGATTGGATAAGTGTACTTATTGCCGCTTTGGGGGTTTTTCTATTAAGTACGTTTTGGCGGACGTTTGGTTAAGTGGGCAAAAGGTTGCACTGGTCGCACTGTCCCCATTTTTATTATTAAGATCTTTTGGTGTGGGGTGAGTAACGGCGACGGACGTAAGCGTTACGTTTTTTAAAAATTGTGGATTGTTCGTGGACTTTAATATGTCATAACGGAGTCCCGCCCTGTCTGCTAGGGAGGGGGGTACCCACCCCGTGGGGTGCGCTGGGAACCATATCGATTAAGCCCGGTCTTACCCATACCAAGCATGTGCTTGGCATACTAGGAAAGGTATACAACATGAGATCAATCACTATCAGCCCGGCGTATGGGCGAGACTACACAAGCAAGGCTAACGCCCTAGCCGACTGGGATGCTAACAAGGACTTCATTATTCAGGACATACGCTTGAGTGGATATGTTAGCAAGAGCCAAGTACCCGATCTAATCCGCGACGGCATCAGTAAGATTATGTTGCGGTACAACAAGATGCACATGGTCGTACTTCTCAAACTAAACTAATCGGAGGCGGGCGGGGAAATCCGCCCGATCAAAATATGGAATACAACAATGTCTTTGAAGTAAAACAGAACATAGAGCGCTTTGGTATTTGGTATGCCTTGTGGTTCCACGGCACTAACAGAAATGCACTGTGGACAATATTCGTAGCATGGCAAATGATTCGGCACAACAACAAAAAATACTCAATGACTACCTGATTTCCTAGTGCCCCGCAGAACATCGCGGGGTTTTTTGTATAGGTAACTGGTATCCGAGCGCTATCTCGCCCAGTTGATTTGTCCCCGATTGTAACTATGTGACGGTCGCGGGAACTAATCACACCATGAGAAGTCATAGATACATGGGCGGCAATTGTGCCCCCATGAACCCTTTAAAAAGGAAATCAAAATGAGTGATGCTGAAAAGTTGAGTGTTTCCCCGTTGGTTGAGCAAGTCAGCGAGTGGCTGACCCTAGGTAAACGCGAGTATGGCGCAGGCCGCAAAGCCGCCGAAATGGCTGTGGCTTTGTTCGATAACGATCCCGCCGTAAAACGCCATTGGATCCTGAAGTCAACCCGCAACGGGAACAAGCCAGCCCAGCAAGCCTTTGCGTATATGTCGGACATGATCAAGTCGCAGGCGGAAAAGGCGGGTCATTCCAATCCCCGCAAGAAGTTGCGCGACTTCCTAGGCTATGCCAAAGAGGTTGCCGGGTTCAATACCGAAAAGAAGAATGGCGGCGGCTCAACCCACTATGACCATGTCGCAACGGCGATGCGCTCCCTGCGCAACCACTTGCTAGAAACCGAAGGCAATTCTTGCCTAGAGTTGAAGAACCTGTGGTCAGCCATTGAGGAAGCCGCCTTGAATGACGGGGTTCTCAAGTCGGAAGACTAATACCCGCAACCCTTGCGCCCGGCCTAACCCGCCGGGTTTTTTTTCGCCTTTTTTTCCAAGGGAAACTGGTATCCGTGCGCTCTCTCGCCCAGCCATTGGGACTCGCCAAGCGTAACAATGTTACGGGGCATTGAACTTTATCTCCGGTTCGCAGTCCTATACATGTAGGGCAAGCATAAGATCTTTAATTATATTTAACACTTGGAGAGTAAAATGCAAAACTTAAACGCAGTGCAACAAGAAAACATCGAGCGCGTAACAATGTTACGCAGTAAGGTAGCAGAGGCAGTACGCGGTTACGGTGCGCTCAGAGCAGCAGCAAAAATTGCCATATCACATTATGGTATTCAGTGGATCAAGCCTACTGCTGGCGATAAGACAGGCCAAGCAGACCGAAAAGAACTGCGTAACATTGTTACGGGCGAGGCAGAAAAGGGAGGCCACTCGAACCCTCGCAAAGTGTGGGCAGATTTTAGCAAGTACGCACGCGAGGAGGCAGGGCTTGAAACGGCTGGCAACACCAAGACCGCCTATGATCGCGTCAAGGCAGCACTTGGATCGATTCGGGCAAACATCAATGACTGCGAGTACAGTGCAGTTCGCGACCTAGCAGACATGTGGCCTGAGATCGAATCGGCAGCAATTAGTGCCGGTCTGCTCAAAGCAGTAGAGTAAACCCAACCGCTTGCCCTACAAGCCCGCTTATGCGGGATTTTTTGCGTCTGTAGCGTAACAATGTTACGCCCCTAGAAAACACGCCAAAAGAAAACAATCAACGCCCGAATTATACCG